ACGACGGGACTGCAATCGCCCGGTGACTGTCGCGGGCATCCAGTCTGTGTATCGGCGTGCCTGCGAGTTCGATCCGTTCGATCTGATCATCGTGGATGAAGCCCATCTCATCCCGCCCGAGGGCGATGGGATGTACCGGAAGTTCCTGGCTGATGCCAGCGTCGTCAATCCAAATGTCCGTGTCATTGGGTTGACGGCCACACCGTTTCGGATGACAAGCGGCATGATCTGCGGCCCGGGCAACATCCTCAATGCCGTCTGCTACGAGGTGGGCGTCAAGGAACTCATCGTTCAGGGATACCTCTCGCCGCTGCGCACCAAGGCCGGGCAGAGCCGGGCGGACACTTCGGGTCTCCATGTTCGTGGCGGAGAGTTTGTCGCGGGCGAAGTCGAGGAGTTGATGGACGATGAAGGGCTGGTCGAATCGGCGTGTGCTGAAATCGTCGAGCAAACACGCGACCGGCACGCGGTGCTGATCTTCGCCTCGGGTGTCAATCACGGTCAGCACATAGTCCGTGTACTCGAGAAGCGGCACGGGTGTTCGTGCGGGTTCGTATGCGGGCAGACGCCTGCCAAGGAACGCGACGAACTGTTAGTCCGGTTCAAGCAGGGGTGTCTCAAATACCTCTGCAATATCAATGTGCTGACGACGGGGTTCGATGCGCCGAATGTCGATTGCGTGGCTTTGCTGCGTCCGACGCTTTCGCCGGGGTTGTACTACCAGATGGTTGGCAGAGGATTCCGATTGCATCCGGGCAAGGACGATTGTCTTGTGCTCGACTTCGGGGGTAATGTGCTCCGGCATGGCCCCGTCGATGATCTCCAGATCAAGGAACCCGGTGAGGGGGACGGCGATGCGCCTGCCAAGGAATGCACCGAGTGCCACGCGCTCGTTCACGCGGCATACGCCAGGTGCCCGGAGTGCGGATACGAGTTCCCGCCGCCGCAGCGAGAGCAGCATGAGACCAGCGCCAGCACGGCTGGTGTGCTCTCCGGGCAGGTCGAGGACACCGAGTACCGCGTCAGCGATGTCTATTTCAGCGTCCACGCCAAGCGAGGAGCAGAGCCGGGGCATCCGCGATCGATGCGCGTCGAGTACCGCACCGGGTTGAGCAGCTACACATCCGAATGGGTTTGCTTCGAGCATACAGGCTTCGCGCGATCGAAGGCCGAGCAATGGTGGCGCAAGCGGAGCAACGAGCCGGTTCCAAGCAACACCGACGAGGCTGTGGATGTGTGCGAACGGGGTGGCGTCTGCGAAACCGATGCGATCACGGTTCGCCGCGTCGCCGGTGAGCAGTACGACCGCATTATCGACCACGAACTCGGATCGCCCCCACCTCGACTCGACGGCAGCGACGAGCGGGATGACGGGAACTTGCCGGAATATGTCTACGCCGATGACGACATCCCGTTCTAAAGAAGGGCACGGATTGAACAACCAATGCGAACAACAACTCGACACGCTGGATCGGATCAGCGATCTGCTCGAAGCGGTGCTTTCGATCGATCTGGATGATCTCGATCAGATCGTTCAGGAGGCGCACAAATGCACGCCCAGCCAGATGGACGAGCCGGAGGAACGCTTCGGCGTGTCCCGTCAGGCGTTGCGGATGTTCTGGCACTTCCGAAAGCATCTGGAGAAAGTAGAAGATCCCATCCGGTGCGGGGAGAGGGGGCGGCATGTCTGAAGAAAAGGTCAACCCGCTGCTCTCGGCTGCGTTGGCGTATGCGTCGATGGGGATGCCGGTATTTCCGTGCGCGCCGTGCCGGAAGACACCAATTCCCGATCGCGGCTTTCTGGACGCGACAACGGACGAGAAGCAGATCCGCTCATGGTGGCGTGCCAATCCGCGTGCCAATGTGGCCGTGCCAACGGGCCAGACCAGCGGACTTGTGGTGATCGACATCGATCCCCGCAACGGCGGCGAGGTAGGGCTCGATGTACTCCAAACCGAGCACGGGCAGCTGGGCGAGACCGCCGAGAGCCAGACGGGCGGTGGGGGGCGACACTTGTTCTACCGGCATCCCGGTGGGGTGATCCCCTGTACGCAGAGCGAACTGGGTGCTGGCATTGATGTCAAGGGCGACGGCGGGTATGTCGTGCTCCCGCCGAGCGTCCATCCCGATGGCGGGTCGTACATATGGGAGTTGTCGAGTGATATCGCTGATGTGCTGCCAGCGGAGTGCCCGCCCTGGCTCTTGGATATTCTTCACCGGGAGAACGAAGCCTCGACAGGCGGATTTGCATCGGATCTCGCTGACGGTAACACGATCCCCGAGGGGCTTCGGAACAAGGCGCTGGCCTCGCTCGCGGGCGGGATGCGGCGGATGGGGATGGGGCGAGACGAAATCCTCGCGGCCCTGCAGTCCACGAACCAATCGCGGTGCAAGCCGCCGATCCCGGATCAGGAAGTCGAGCGGATCGCCGAGAGCATCGCTCGCTACGAGCCCGACGCGATCTCGGTGGCGTTGGTCGAGGACCACTACGAGCAGATGTACGGAGCCAAGCCGCAGGGCACGGGCGATTCGTCGGGCGATGACCCCGGCCCGATCCCCGACGAGCTGCTCCGCGTGCCCGGGTTCGTCAGCGAACTGATGGACCACTGCGTGGCGACCGCTCCTTACCCGAACCAAGTCATGGCGTTCTCTGGGGCGCTCACGCTCCAGGCATTTCTGGCCGGGCGGAAGGTGCGCGACCCCGGCGACAACCGCACCAACCTGTACCTGCTCGGGCTGGCGCACTCGTCTGCGGGCAAGGACTGGCCCCGCAAGCTCAACACCGCCCTGCTCTGGAAGGCCGGGATCGGCCATTGCATCGGGGACAAGTTCGCCTCGGGCGAGGGCATTCAGGACGCGCTGTTCATCAACCCGTCAATGCTCTTCCAGACCGACGAGATCGACGGGATGCTTCAGTCGATATCCAAGAGCCGCGACGCGCGGTACGAGAACATCATGGGGACGCTGCTCACGCTCTACACGAGCAGCGCGACCGTCTTCCCGATGCGTCGAAAGGCGGGCAAAGAAGACCCGGGTGCCATCGACCAACCCTGCCTGACCATCTTCGGGACGGCCATCCCCACGCACTACTACGAGGCGTTGTCGCAGCGCATGCTTACCAACGGCTTCTTCGCCCGCATGATCGTGCTCGAGGCCGGGAAGCGAGGCACTGGGCAGGAGCCGACCATCCGCGAGACTCCCGACCGCATCGTCGCCGTGGCCAAGTGGTGGGCCCAGTACAACCCCGGCGGTGAGCGGGCCAACCTCGAGCAGTGGCATCCGGTCCCGAAGATCGTCGAGCACACGCCGTCGGCCAAGGGGTTGCTCGTTGATGTCCGGCAAGAGGCAGAGGCCGAGTATTCAAAGGCGGAGGATCGGGGCGACGAGGTCTCCACGACGGTGTGGGGGCGGGTCAGCGAGAATGTCCGCAAGCTGGCGCTGCTCTACGCCGTCAGCGAAAACCACCTCAAGCCCGTCATCGGTGACGCGGCCGTGGAGTGGGCGTCGCGGTTCATGATGCACCAGACCCGGCGGATGCTCTTCATGGCCCGGGAGCATGTCAGCACCAACGAGCACGACGGGCGGTGTAAAGAGCTCCTCCGCGTGGTGCGCAAGTGGCGCGATAAGCACGGCAACGAGTGGATGCCATTCTGGAAGATCAACCGTGCGCTGCCGTGGAGCGATCGAGACCACGAAGAGGTCCGCATCACGCTGCTCAACCAAGTGATGATCGAGTACACGGAAAGGAAAACCGGTGGAACACCCCAACGCCTCTATCGCATTCTCTGACGGGGCCGACCCCCGATCCGCGCAACGGGTGGCAACCTATCGCCGCCTGTTGACCTGTTGCGCGGCCGGATCGGGCTCAGATGGCCAACCCGCCGCGCCGGTTGCCGACCCGTTGCGCTGCGGCTGCGCAATAGGTTTGAGGCAAAAAACACTACAAAACAAGTATAAAGAGAGAGAATATATACCTATTGACATATTGCCCCCTGTATCTCTCTCTACCCATATACGCACGCACACGAGAGGGGGGGGCAATGGGTCAATAGGTACTCCGGGGCGGATCGTGATCAGGTGACGCACGCGGGAACAGCAGCAAGGAACAACTGA